GCCCAAAACTTGGGTTTATTGATGAAAGCCTTCACGAAAGAGAATCTCGACTTTGGGCGAAAGGGACCCCACTTTATTTATGCTTCCGGTTACACTCACCTGGATTTGGGAAAGATAATCTTTGATGCCCGGAAGATGGGATATCTGCATGGAACTAGTAATGATTATGCATGTTTTGATGCTTCTATTTGTCCCGAGATTCTTCACAATGAATTGGATTTTGTGGAAAAATTGTTTTCAATCTCTCTTCCGGCTTCCAGACGAGCAATCAAAAAACACATTTTGACAGCACAAAATTTGGGTGTCTCTGCAGATCGTTCTGGAATGAGAGGATCCGGAGAGCAAGTTACTTCAGTCTTCAACACTTTAACTAATTGGACGGCCTGGGCTACACTGTTGACAACTTTGAATGTTATGGATTATGTGATAATAGCCCTTGGAGATGATAGCTTGCTCTTGACTCGAACAAATGTGATAGGTCTGATCCCCTTAATGCAAGCAGGGATGAGATTATACAGACTTAATTTGAGAGTGTGCAAACCTTTGAGAAAGCTGGCAGATTATGACTTCATATCCGCCCATATATTGCATGTTGAACTGCCTACTGGGCGTACTTTCTCTTTTGTTCCTTGTGCCTTTAAAGCTGTGCCAAAGTTATTTTATTTTGATAAGAGTGAAACTTTGTTGTCCTTGGGTGACCACATCGCGGGATTATTATATACTGCCATGTTGATGTTTCGTGCTCACCCTTGGTTGGCTCAGCCCCTTCAGGATTTATATCACCGATTAATTTCGCCGTCAGCGCTTTCTCCCCCAGTTATTCCTTCATACTGGGTGCCTAGATTGAACTTGGCTCCACTGGGGGAATTGGATTTGGAAACCGTGGAACATGAAAACATGATTATTCTCTCTGAAAGATATGGCCGGGCCCCGTGTTATATCCATGAGTTGAAACAATGGTGGGAAAATGTTTTCAAGAATGTCACTCGGTTTCCTAGAATCGTTGAAGAGGTGTGCCCTAACATAGCACCCCTCTTGGACAGGGATAATTGAAAAGGAAAATGGGGTGGTGGTTGGAGGAAAAATTTTGAAATAAAAACGGGGTGAAACAAAAATTTATCAAAAATTTCCAAATATCTCAATGAATCAACTTAAATCTAAAACTATTTTTAGAAAGAAGAAACGATTAGTAAAACGTCCAGCACAACCGGTTCAGGCTCATCCTACTGCTTTGTCGAAAGCTAAGATTGAGGCCCTGATAGAAGAGAAAATGCATGAAGAATCGGAGTTGCTTAACATTGGAAAAGATGGGGTGGCATTTGTTGAAACATGTGCCAATCCATTGGGGAACCAACTTAGCAACCCGAAAATGGTTAGTACTGGACTGCCCGACGGCAACACCAATGTGTTTGATATGGTCATCCGTGGTACTTTTTCCCACAGTGGTGCTGTATCTACATCAGGTATGATTGGAGTGGATGGACCTTGCCTTGATATGGCAACTCATCCTCCCGCCTGGATATGTTATGGGAACAATCCAGACACTAAAGCGAATGCCCCGACATCCCTGGTGGAGACAACAGCACCATCCGACATGGTGTTAGCTGCTTCAATTTTGGCGGCCCTCGACCCTGCATTGATTTCGGTCACCGCTGTTGGGCTTAAGGTGATTTCTACAGGCCCTAATGAGATGTCAGGGGGTGTTTTCCGAGCTTATCATGGGCTCGGCGTGCCTTATACCAGTTATGTTCCAGCATTTGGTGTATACGGAGATGCTATAGATCATGAATTAGCGGACCCTTATCCCGTGGCTAAAGGTATACAGGTACGAACCCCCTTCTCCCAGTTGAATACAGGCCAAGAAGGAGTGAGAACTTACTCATACTCTGACCAAGGCAATGGCTATGGTTTCTTGCCGAGAGTTACATTTTCTGGACTCCATGCCACAG